GTTTCAGTCCATGTCTCCCCTCGATCTGTTGACTTTGCGTAAATGATCTGACTATAAGAACTTACTGTTCTATAAAAAACAGAATGCAAGTCACCATTAGATGTCCTGCAAATGTGGCGAGCATTGTTATAATCAGTACTGCCTGCACTTCCGACAATATAATCTGGGCTATGAGATGGGCTGATACTTGCTGATGGAGATAGTGACGCTGATGGACTAACACTTGCTGATGGACTGACACTTGCTGATGGACTGACACTTGCTGATGGACTGACACTTGCTGATGGACTGACACTTGCTGATGGTGATGCCGATGGACTTACCGATGCTGATGGACTGATACTTGCCGATGGTGATGCTGATGGACTGACACTTGCCGATGGTGATGCTGATGGAGAAGCTTTTACTACCTCATAGAACGAAACACCAATCGCCCCATAGTCATCCGAGGTAGCCTCAGTCCAGCTTAATGACTGTGCGCCCGTACCGGTTTTATTATAATATTGTGCGGCTGAACCATAAGCGGCAATATCTTCTTCATATAAGGAACTCCCCGTCCTGCCGGTTGGAGCAAAAGTATTATCTCCAGTCGCCACCACAGCAAACATCAGGGTAGGAGTATTTATCGCAGTTACTGATACGGCAGGACTGGAACCGGTAGTCTCAGTAATGCCGGAATTATCATATGCGCAGGTATATCCTGCGGCGGCGTTTCCGCTGGCAACATACACCCACATGGTGACACCGTTGCCATTTGGAACATTGACGGAAAGTGCAGATCCGACTGGCGGAGCAAGCATATACCACATCTCACAAGCGGCTTCAGTTACTCCTGCCTGACTTTGTACTTGCGTGAGTTCAACGGAATTGTAGGTTGGAGAACCACCAGTTCTCTGAGTGACGCCTGCATAGCAGACCATCACAACTAAAACTTCGGCATCTGCTCCGCACGTAAAATTGGCTGTTGCCGCACTTGTAGTTGTGGTTAAAGCGGTAGCTGGAATACGAAGTTTAGTATCGTAAGTAAGAGCCATTTATGCCTTTCCAAGCCATAATTCAATTTTTCCTTCTGTCCATCCCTGTGTAAACTTTTGATTCCTGAACTCTTCTTTCTTCCATCTAGTGGGAGTAAGATTATTTCCATGACGAATATCATAATTTGGTTCTGTTGAATTCCAAACCTCAGAATTGAAATCATCAACTCGTTCAGATCGACTATGTGTTCCAGGCTCATAACCCATAGCATTTGAATAACCTTCCTCCTCAACCCTTTTGATCCTCTCCCTATAATGCTGAATCAATAAATCTCTGTAAGCACAAAGCCCCGATGTCTGTCTACAATCATCCACCTTTAAAGCTTTCCCTGTCTCCCAATCTACCTTCCATACATTGACATTGTAGTAGAAAACATCCTTCTTTATGGGTACAAATTCAAAATGAGATGGATGATAAAGAACATCATGCTCACAGAAAAATATTATTTCTGCGTCACTGGCTTGTAATCCCAGTAAGATCTGCTTAAACATAGTAAGAGGACCTCTTTCCAATGGCACATGAAGGTTACGACCAAAATGAGGCATGGGCTTCAAAGATACACTTACAAGGGGCAATCCTATTTTCAAAAGATTTTTCTGACACATCTTTGCTATCTTCACCTTACACTTATTGTCTGTATAATAAAGCATCCCTTTCTTCCCAGATATAACCACGGGAGCTTGAACTGGAGCTGGACTCGTACTTGCTGAAAATGTTTCCCCAGCCTTATTTACCTGTTCTAATTTCTCCTTCCCCTTATCATCATGCCATCCAGGCACAGGAGAAAATTTATCTAACAACCAAGACAACGGATACACCTGTTTATCAAAGGTGTTATTCAACCATAGTTTCCGCGAGTACTTCCTTGCCGATTCAACTTGTCTTCCACTGATAGGATAAGGGAAACCAAAATCCCCACCCTGTGTTCTGAACATATGAGCATACCAAGTCTTTTTCGACACGATAACTTTTCCACCTGAAAGCCAACTCTTAGCCGCAACTTCAGTTCCTTGCTGTCCCCAACTTCCATGATTCTCGTCACAGATATTTAACTCCCAATATCTCTTCCTTTCTAACATCCAACAAGCTCCTAATATGCTCATTGTCTCTACAAGATCACCCTGTTGTTTCTTCTTATACTCAGACCAATATTGAAATTTCAGATCGGAATCAAACCGCATTGCTGTCGTGTACGGACTGGTCTTTTCCTTCCAGAGAATATCCCGCTTCATCTCCTTCCCGCACTTGTCACAAGGATTACTCGGTCCTTGATATCTTCGATGACCACATTCACATACCCAATCAAAAGCATGAAGATTATACATTGATGGAAGCATTGTCCAATCTGGCTTCATGTCCTCAATCAAAATTCGATCGAAACCCTTACCAAACTTACAATGAGCATCGCATTTCATAACATATTTCGCAGTGGAAAGTTTACAAGCAAGATTCGTAGCCGCTCTTTGTCCGATACTCTCAGATAACTTTATGATAGTAACTCTCTCATGATCTACAATAGCTTCGTAAGGCCACTCCCCATCTAATACAACAATGATTTCTGTATCAGCTTCAATATTCTCAAGAATACTAACCACCGTCTGTTTAAGAAACATTTCATTTCTCGAAGGAACCAATACACTCAAATCTCGCATTTAAACTCCTTGCTAAAATCTATAAAATTGCTCAACAAAGTTGTATTAGGTTTACTCTTAACCCAATCGTAACGATATTTAAACTTCACAAAAGCTCTATGGTAAGCGTAAAATTTATTGATCTCTTCTTCCGTATCATGAACCACCACTATACTGGTATTGTCAGCCAACCTCTTTACATCTTGATATCTTCTTTTTGCTGGACGATGATCAATCAATGCTACTCCCCATGGACCACTAATATCCTCAGCTTCCCAATCTGTAACCAATCGGATTTCATGCCAATCCGTTTTCATATCTTCACACATAGCACAATACCCAGAATCATTTTCCAAAGACACTAACTTTCTACCTTGATCGAGACACAACCAATGAAGAAGAGAAGTACTAAAAATTCCCATCCCCATTTCCAAGACACTGTTATCAGGAAAATCCTTTGTAATATACAACGCTTTTACTAACATAGGACAATGAGATGAAGTCTCAATCATACCTCTTCTTAATCCTCTTTCTTAAAAAATAATTTAACTATTTCTTCAGCCCTTCCCCACACTGGAATCTCCACTGCTTGAGGATTCCCCAAAGCCTTCCTTGTACCACGACTAAGAAACCCAAAAGCTTCTTCATGAGAAAACACAATGTTTGGGACTTTAGAGTAAAGCTCTTCTGTCGCTCTAACACTCACACCAAGGTAACCCTCATACCGTCCAGGATCTCCCCAATGCTTAAGAGGAACCTTATCATCATCTGGATACTTAGTAAATCTTTCTTCCATAGCTTCCACCAACATGTCTCGTTCTGCTATCAAGCTATTTACAATTTTTCTATGTCGATAAGAAAACACTGGGGGCTTACTCCATGTAAAAATCCCCCACTTGTTCATATTGTATCCAAAATGATTAGGCTTAGGTCTACAACAGTGAAAGTGCTCGAATGAATACAAAACATCATCCTCTGCCATCGCAACATATTTCGTTTTTGCTGCCTTCGATCCTATAAGAATCTGCCTATAAAGATTGAGGTGTGATCTTCCAATCTCTCCAATACAGATATTCTCACCAAAGTCCATCGGTTTTTGAGACACACTAAGTAACGGATAATCCCCAATCGCCTTTTGCAATTGAGCCCTGACTATTCCAGCAAACGGCTCGTGAAGTACATTCGCTGTATAGAATACCACTGTTAAGTCACTCACCAAATAACTCCTTTCTCATTTTTTCCACTGTACCCCAGTGCGGAATTTCCGTTTCGTTCCATCCTTCCATAATTCTTGTCCTTGGATGAAGCCCATTTCCTGTCTTAACATTTAAGACTGGTATCGATGTTTCGAATAGTGTCCAATTCTTTTTCCAGAACAGTATACCAACTACTTGATGCCCATGATACTTAACTGGATTCCACATGGGCTGTCCTTCCAAATATTTATCCACTTCCCTTATCAAAAAATCTCTTCCACATATCTGAGCACACTCTGAATATCGTTTCCTATAAAACGGCCCTTTATCTTTATACAATATATAAAGGTTGTTACACCGAAAGCATCCGTCTATTATCGGTGGGGTGTACTTAAAATATGCTTCTGGATACAAACAGTCTGATTCCGCCGAAATAACGTACTTAGTCTTTGCGTGCTGCGCGCCAATTTGTAACTGACGGTGCACATTTTGGTCCGAAATACCCACGTCACCCACACAGATATTATATCCAAAATCTATTGGCTTCTGAGACACACTAATTAGAGGAATATCTCCGATTGTCTTCAAAAGACGCTCACGAATCTTTGCTTCAAACCTTTCATCCTCTCGATTACTGGTATAATACACCACAGTCCTGTCATTCATTTTTGAAACCTCGAAGTTATATAGTGACTCCTATCTATTTCTTCCCTTTCGTTACTGAATCCTGGAATTACTTCGGAAAGAAAAAACTTTTCCTCCTGACTAAAGAAAAAACTGTCACCCCCTTCGTCATCCATATCAACATTCCAGAAGTGCATTCCCATGTATCTATTTTTTATCCCAGACTCTGTGTGGTGCTGTAGATAGATCCAACCACCGTTTTTACACACTCTATATATTTCTTGAAGAGCTGCTTTTGGGTCCTCGCAATGATCAAGAGCATTAATACAACATACGACATCGAAAAAATCACTTTGGTGAGTTAACTTTGTCATATCTTGATACTCGATTGGAATCAAAGGTTCGATGCCTAACTGCTGTAGAATCTTCATGTACTCCACTGCTAAAAAATCTGACGAGTAGAGATGAATACATTTTCCATCCAAGTAGTTCCCGAAGATAGGAAACATCCCCGCTCCTAAATCTGCTATATGAACTTCTTGTTTATCCCCAATCAAACCCACCAGAAATTCGGATAGTGGTCTCGGTTTATTAAAAGTCTTCGCCTTCTCATGGGCTCTCTTCTGATAAAAATCTAAAGAAAACTTCTTTCCCTTACTCATATACTGCTTCCTTAAGTTTCAACTTACGAACGTCCTGTTCCCTCAAAGATTTCAAAGCATGAAATTGTACTGTTTGATAGAGCTCTTTCCAGTTGGGGTTTTTCTTGTGATAGATGACAATTTGTGGGACATCGATTTCAATTTCCAAACGTCTGCTCACTTCCTGTACCCAAGCATCCATCTGGCAAGACAAGGACAAGTACCCAAAATGTTCAAGCCACTTTCTATGAACGATTGGAAAAAGATTACCATGTTTGTGACCGGCATTTGGTCTCAGAACACAGAACTTTCCCGCATGAGGACGAATATACTTATCCCATTCTCCGGTTCGCATATCTGCATCATCGTTAAACAAGAAAAGAAATTCACCAGAAGCAATCTTACACAAATCATTTACTCCATGATGAAGATCAGCGTAACCTTTTCCTTGCGGACTAACCACCACCTTACAATTCTGAACAAAATAAGAGGAAAGAAACTCTTGAACACTTTGATGGTCATCGTTGTCAAACTTAAGTAAAATCTCAATCTCTTCGGGAATTTGAGCCCTGTTCATAAGGGACATCACACTACTAATCAATTGTTTTGTTCTTTGACGAGTTGGAATCAAAACCGATACTAATTTATCCATTGATCACCTGCTCTGACCACGTCGGTACAGGCCAAAACTTCCTGACCAACCATTCAATAGGAAGAGTTTGTTTATGCCAAGCTTCCCCCATTTTCATCCACCTCCTTACTTGATCCTCTGCAATCTTACCAGCAGATGACTCCAAATGATACCCCCTTCCTGCACTCTTAGGTTTATGCCAATGCGCATACCATGTCTTCTTGTTGATTACTACCCTTCCTCCAGAAAGCCAACACTTAAGACCTATCTCCTGAAACTCCTTAAAAAATGGACCGTAACTTTCTTCATCAAGAAGTTCCAACTCGTGATAGTAATCCTTTTTCATAAACCAACAAGAACCTTGAGAAGACATAAGATCGTCAATAACTACTCTTTGAAAATCTGCGTGCTGTGATCTTTCTTTCCAGTCCCGCCCAGAAAATTCTGAATCAAGATACATATAATCGATCGGTGGCCTACCATCTTCTATCACGACCCAGTTATCTGGATCCAGCCGGTACCTCCTCGGTACAACAATCCAGTTACTCTCGATATCCTGCAGTAACTTAGTGTCGAATCCCTGATCAAACATACAGTGTGCGTCACATTTCAACAAGTACGCATTGGAGGACACAGCTACTCCAGCATTTATCGAGGCCCTCATTCCTTTAGCAGTACCATGGTGTATGATAACGACTCTTTTGTCTGTTTTGATTATTGGATTTGGCCAGTATCCGTCAAGAGTTACAACTACTTCTATATCACCCTCAGCTTTAGAAAGAACATCATCTATAGTCCGCTGTAGAAATTGTTCATTTCGGGATGGAATCAATACCGATATCATTTTTTCCACAAGCCCTTTCTATTAAAAAATCTCTCAGTTTCATAATGTACACAAACCATTCGTCACACTCAGATTCACTCATATTGTATAAAACGAATCCCCACTTCCCAGTATCATCGTCACAGAATAATGCGTGTTCAAAATCGTATAGCACTTACATTCCTTGAAAAATGGGGAGTATGAATTCACTCCCCATTTTTGTTTTCAATCAAAAAACCATTAGACCGGAGGTTCAGCAGGCGGTGCATCTGGAACAATGTCATCCAGTCCTACTGCCAGAGTCTTCAGCTCCTCGATCTTTGCTTTTGCATCATCCGGAATTGGTGCATTTGCGAGAGCGGCAATCAACTCTGCAATTTTTGCAACAATCTCATCTTTTGCTTTTGCTAACTGAGTTGCAATTAAACCTAAAGCATCAGCTAATTCACCCATAAACTTTTTCACCTCCTTTCTACTTCTAAATAATTCGTTTGTAAGAAGCCCGAGCAAAAAGAAGCTCAGGAAACCAGCCATTGTAACTGCTAAAAGATACTCACCCATTTCCACCTCACCTTCTTATATCAACAAAGCGCCTACGATTAACCCGAACAACCATCCTGTTCCAAACCAAGTCGCCTTATCCTTGAGTTTTGGCTTCACTGCTTCTATGTCTTTTAAGCACTTTTCCATACGCAACGATTGTTCTGCCTTTTGAGCTTCTACGATCCGCTTTAATGCCTCGCTTGCTTTCTCACAATTCAATATAGCACTTTCGAGGTTTTTCTGTACCTCATCCATAAGAAGTATCTTGTTATTGAACTCATCTACCAGAAACCCCTCAGAAGTAGCAAGCCCACGACACTGATTCAACTGATCGTAAAGCATAACAATATCTTTCGCTTCCTGTTCGTTGAAAGTGTAAGAACATATTCCTTCGGCTTTCGCGGTACACACCAGAAGTAAAAGAAAACACAGAATAAGAAACAACCCAACCCAAAACGATTTATTTACAGTCCACAATTGGCTCAAAACCTGCCTCCTTTAATCTCCTTACAGTTTCCTCAGTAGTCTCCGGAGGTAAAACCACAATTTCTTTCTTTCGCTTAACTTCTTCTCGAATAGCGTTTATTCTTTCAGAAGACTTCACTATCTGCTGTGCAAGATATTTTGCTTGTGCCTTGTAAGTTTGCATCTTCTGTTCATACTCGTTCGCTACACTTTGTAATTCTTCAATCTGTTTCTCCTTCTCACTTATCAGTTTTACATAATCTTTGGCTGTTAGTTTGACAGCAACGAAAACAGAAATACTGACACAAGCAAGCAGTACAAGAATATAGCCCCACATTCTACTTTTAATCTCCATTACCAAAACACCATCCTATCCCGCAAGGTTTTATACTCTAATCCATACCTAAAAACTCTCTGTGGATATTGATATGCCACATCACAGAGATCCAAAAGTTGCCCTGAAGCTAAAACAATCTTCTTCCGTTTACAAGCAAGACGCATTAGATCATAGTTAATAATCCCCGCCCTTTGTGCCTCTCGCATACAAATTCCTATCCCTCCATTATAAAACATGTATGTCAACCACAGATCTCCATCTGTATTACTTTTGTGTAGTTGCTTCATGTACCATGCATTTGCTTTAATCGCATGCGTGGGATTTATCATATTTAAAGAACCAATATAACTCTCGCAGTACCTCTCCGTAGCCGGCATAAACTGCATCAATCCTTGCCCCCCATCGAAACTGATAACATTCGACCGACAGGAACTTTCCTGTTGGGCCTGCCCCACAGCATACCAGTATGGAAAATTTAACCCCCAATAGTAACTATTCCATGCTCTAATTGCTGGAATGTATGCCTGACAACGTTGAACAGCCATGGCACTCAAAGCAAGTGCAAGTATAGCTCCGAGAACAAAGCCAACAATAAATCCAATTAAGGATTTCACCCACCTACTCCATAGACATAAGCCGCACTCACATGAATAGCAATCCTCAAAATTTTCTGATAAGCATCTGTTGTAGTCGAACTGAAATCAATATAGGGATACATCCACAAGCACAAGATAAACGCGTGCAATTGTGAAGCACTGAAAAGTAAAATCTTGTAAAGGAACAGTTCTAATCCCTGTTTTGTGACTGGGGGCATCAGAAACAACGCGATACCAATTGCCACCAGAATCAAAATCTCCAACCAGGTTCGTTTAAGTTGTATCAGTAGTCTTTCCACTAATTTTCTCCTTTACCCAAGTAATGAATCCCCTGAATCTCTCAATTCCGATCAAAGCCCCTGCTATAAAAGCAACTACTCCAACAATAATAGTTAACATAACACCCTCCTACTGTTTGATCACAAAAATTTTAGTTAAACCCACTCTAGTACTATTATCCATTATAGAAATATAAACCGTTCTCAATCCAGATCCAGGAAGCATTAACCAATGCTTAAACAAAGGAGCCCCATTGTATAACTCCCAAGTTGTACACGTGTCAAAATTACTTATACATATGGCTTGAATTCCATTAGCATCGGTTGCTGTAACCGTAAAGTCAATATACTCACCATTAATCTGAGGAATAATCTGAACACTACCCACAGGCGGTGTAGTATCGATATCGCGGGGCTTACCTTTATCCTTGTCTTTTGCTTCTACAACAGAAAAGCAAAGAAACAATAAGAACAGAATACATATTTTCTTCATTTACTTATCCAACAACTTAAATCTGAGTTGGAACACACCGAACACTGTTTGATCCCAATGGACATCCCCATAATTTCTGGTCATAGATGGAATAGAATCTCCAACCGAAGTACATCCATCGGGATTAGTACAAGGAACTGCTACTCCATTTTCAGCAGTAAACCTCGCAACATCGTACCCAATAACTAACTCAGTATATTTACATATGATATTCTCACCCCAGAAACAAAGTTTCTTAAACTCGAATTTCCCACCGAAACTCCAGTTTGGTCTGTTATCATTATCACTGTAGAGAGTTCCTTGAAAATAAGGAACAAAATCAATCTCTGCTGCCTTTGCTTTCTTTACAAACGCAAGAAATACCACAAGTACTAAAGCAAGCACTAACAATCCTATAAAAATTAACCGACGTTTACTCATTTACTTTTTCCTCCTTTTTTATTTTACACTCCCAGATTTTCCCATACGGACATCCTGTTAAACATAACTCCCTCATAACCTGTTTATGTGACTTCTCAAAGATACTTAACACTGACGTGAAAGAAAATTTGTCTCGTGATTTCTTTTTGTCCATTGTATCACCCACGTATTTCCATCCAGCTTCCTCCATCATCTTACCTTCCATTATTTCCTTAAACCTATTAAGAACTACGTGGACATTTGCTTCTAACATTCTTTACGTTTAGCCTTCTGCTCTTCCAACATCTGTTTCGCCAGATGAGGACCAATAGCTTTCAGAAAAAGGTGTCTGCACATAGAAATTTCCATACTACATTTCTCGTTACAACCATCCTTCTTTGCGGAACAAGTGTCCTTAAATTCATTGAAAGTTAAAGCTCTCATTTCTATTCATCCTTATCTTTATCTGGCTCAATCACTTCGAGTTGGAACCTCTTCATTAAAAGATCAAGTTTGATATTCATCATTCCTAAATGTTTATCCAACGCAGCAATATTCTTATTTAGTTGTGGTAACACCTCGTCACGAAGACTTTTCTGATTCAATTTTATCTCCGGACATGCAGTACACTCTTTCTTGAGCAACCAATTTTCTAAACCAATGTTTATAAGTTTGCTTACAACCAAGATACCCACCGTGAACATACCCGCTAATTCGATATGGTTGTACCACTCAACCGCGCCTTTCAAAGTTTCTGGTTCCAATCACATACCCTCCTTACATTACTCCCCATGTGTTGTCATAAAGTACAGAAAATTCAATCATCACACCTTTCAATTCTGCAGCAGGATCCATCAACAGATCACTCGCAGAAGCACGAGTGATAGATTTTGCTAGAACACCTAACGTACCAGGAGTAGTTAAAGCCGAATCAACATAAACTGCGTCATGAACTGTTTTCAATAAAGTTTCTGTGGAAAAATTAGAACCCTTGCACCACACCTCTACAAACACACCCCAATCCCATGTTTCCTGCCCTATAACTGCCCGATCATCCTTGACTCGTATTTCCCCACCCGAATAAATAAAGGCCGATGGCATCGGATGATTCGATATGTTAGGGATCGGAGTTGCTCTATTTACATCCACATACTTAAAAGTGGATTGCGCTTGAATTACTGTTTTAAATCGTTCAAGAATTAAATTTCTTTCTGACATGTTACTTAGCCCTACTTTGTGTGTACGCTCGTATCACTCTACTAAACCCTTCAACAATCTTTGGAAAAGTAGCTCGCATTATATCTTCAGGATGAACTCGTGCAGGAACAGTAACAGATCTTTTCAATACGTACATAGGATAAACTGCTTTCCCAGTAACACGAGCAAGAATTGGGGCATGCCCCGCTCGTTTAATTAAAGTTAATTCATTTCCGTAATCCAATGGAGAAGATCTTTTTATAACTCCAGATGGAGTTAAAGCATCCCCTACTGGTATAGCCAATGCGTGCCCAGGCTTTGCTGTAATAACTGTGGATTGTCCTCGCGGCCCCACGTGTACTTTTGCGTACTTTGAACCAAACCTCACACCGCCGAATATCTTACCCCCCTCAATCTTAGTGGATTCCGCGACAGTAGATTTCGATAGCATACCAGATCTCACCGCTAATCTATCAGAAGAAGTACCACCACGCAAGTGCCGACTCACAATATAGGCGGTGAGAAAATCACTCTGTTGTGCCATTTCACTGGCAAGCAAGAGCCTAAGTTCATTGGTGACTCTCCCCAAAATTGTACCAATTTGTTGGGCTATATTTCCAGATTCAAACGTTATTTTCATTTCTTATATCACCGTTGGTCGAGATCGATACATGTCCAATATCGATTGCACATCAGGAAGAAAATCTACTGGTGGTTGATACGTAATGGATCCTCCCGACATACCTGTCGAAGATGCCCCAAGATCATTCCTTCTTCTAAACTCGTAGGCTGTCTGTAATACACAAGCCCTTTTCACATCATCAGGTACACGAAGGACATCTCCACTTTGCTTATCGTAACCCCCAGTCCAAGTAATCACTACATTCTTCGGCTGAGTGGCAGACACCGAACAGTAAAACTCTATACATCCTTCATCATGCCAAACGAAATAGTCACTGTCCAGAGTCTGAGTTGATGAATCGACCACCACGGTTAGTACAGCAATAGAATCAATGGGAAAGGCAGGAAGATAATAGTATCTCCTGCCCCCATTGAAATACTGTGTGCGAGCTTGTTTCTCCAATAGCCGATTCAAAAAACTCTGAATTCGTACACTAATCTGACCCAACATATCTTCCAAAACTTTATCATGATCAGTGTCCGTCTTTTCCATGAACAACTTTAAATCGGCCAAAGAAACAAGTTTCATTTGTGTTCAGCTCCTCTCATCGATCGGTTCAGAATGGTTTTTTCGGTCACCATCTTTTCCTCTACAACGGGTACGGACTCGAGCTTCCAGCTCTGGGCTCCGTACTCATCGTCGGTTACGCCATCAATCTCTGATCCACCAGGATATGCGTGTGCCCCTTTGAAAAATACGTAACCATTCCTAACTCTGACCTTCATAAAGCCTCCTATTCCGTCTATTTATTAGACCGGTAAATTGCGTGACTGACCGAGGGCTACAACTGCTCCGCAGTAACCGGTAGGAGCAGTACCACCAGTAAGAGTTCCTGTGACAACAACTCGAACATACCTCTTTACCCCGGAAAGATCGATGTTGATTTCACTTGAACTGTCTTTCGCCGTGAGGGTTGCAGTTTTACCAGAAATTGCAGCCCACTCACCATCGTTGTTACCCTCTTCCACTTTAAAAGCCATAGACATGGAAGTGGCTGCTCCACCAGTGGCACCTACTGTGCAGAGAATAACTGCTCCATCATATCCCTTTCTGTCCACAGCCGATCCACTGGCCGCAGCGGCATTCGCAACTGACTGTGCATTCAATGCCGGAGAAAGAACAATCTCACCGCCTAAGTCTCTCATAGTTAATGTCCTCCTGTATTGTAAAAGTATATTCTTCTGACGAGGCCTGACTCCACGCCAGTGCCTCGCCATTCTACCCTATCCTTGTTACTACGTGGTCTCCGCATCGCTACAGAGGCAGAAGCTTTCAGGATGCCGAACACCAAAGTCCATTTCCTGAATTATTCTCACCCAGGTCTGGTTCTTCTCGAAAGCATCTGAGGTTTCTGAAGATGCCATGATTTCCATACCACCCCACTGGCCGATAATAAATTCCTGCCAGTTACCAAAAAACACTTCCGATAAAGTGGTGCTCGAACCCTTTGCCAGGTTGGTCGGAAGCTGAGTTGTGCTGGCGAAGTCCCAACCGAGATAATCCCTCAACTTGGAGTCCTGCATCGGAAGGATGATGTACTCACCGGCGGTATCTCCAGAGAACTGAGCAACTTTCAACCTCTTCATTTTGCTCTTTACTTTTGGATTCCAAATGAATCCAAGCTTTCCACGAAGAGCATTATCATTCTCCAGCTCGGAGATCATCTGCTCCGCATAATCGAAACTGAACGTCCCACCAGAACCACCAATGGTTACCGTGTTGATCGATGGAGTATTGGCAATTCCAAGAGGTTCGTTAACAGTACCAGCACCTCTAAGAGCTGCGTAATCCACTTTCAGTGCCAGAGAGGTTGCGATGTCTCTCCGAACCATTGCTTCGGCAGAAGGATTGGAGAGCTTGATTAAGCGGTTGCTTAACTTAACCATTGCCGCAACGGCTTTCGGAGTTAAGTTGATCTGACCAAGTGTCAAATCGCTCGCAGTAATAGCCGCATTCTCACCAACCCAGTATGCAGTAGCCCCACCGGTCTGCTTCGGGATCTCAATCGGAGACCCAACCAAACCGTCGAGGATAGTGGCTCCCATCCGAACGACAACAGCCTCTGCTCTCAACAGCTCGATTATCTCTGCGATATACTGATTGGGTACAATGTAACCACCAGTAGAACCGGTACCGGCCGCCATGGTCCTTTTTGCTGTCTGCTCAAAAACTTCTTTCTCGAATCCTGCTTCACTCCAATCCCTTGTCATAATAGCATTGATAGCACGAAGGAATGAGAACTCCTCCTTACCCTCATCGACACCGGGGAGAGAAACTTTCCTGGGGGTCAATTTTTCTTCCAAAAACTTAACCCGAGACTCAAATGCTGTTTGCTTCGATTCAACATCCGCGAAGGATGTTTGAATCATACCTTTCTGCTCTGAAAGAGCTGTCAAGATTTTCTGAATGTCCATATCTCATCTACCTCCTAATTGAATTGATATTAAATTATTTACTACTACGGGTTCTTCTGGATTTATAGCTCAAGATTCACAACCCACAGAAAGATTCGGAAACATTGTCCGCAGACTGTTCCATCTAACTGAATGTTGCTTCAACAAAGCCAATTCAACCATCTAACCCTTCTTTTGTGGGAGCCCAAAACTGAGCTCACTCACCCCACTGAGTAACTTTTCAATATAGTCCTCAGGAGCTCCTTCTTCAATGCTTTTCTTCTCTGGATCTTCGATTTGAAGATCCTCAATTTCTGCCTTTTCTATTAACATCAACTTGATAACAGCCACCTCGTTCATAAGAACCGTCTTGGTGCCCTGAATCAAATCGACAGCTTGTTCAACCATGGAAATCAACTGAGTGACCTTTTCCTTCAATTCCTCAGTTCCAGGATCGATACGTGCTTCCAAAATTCCAGAATCCATAGTAATACCAATCTCTGGATCTGTCTCAACATCAGGTACTACTTCAGGTGTCTTCTCTGGATCTTCCACTTCTGGTACAGGATCTCCTGTATGATCTCCTTCAGCATCCTTCTTCAACTCTGCGACAAGAGTCTTTACAACTGGATCTTCCATATCCAGGTCCACACCATAGATGCTTTTCTGCAATGCACTTGGATTGGCGGGGACAAGAACCTGAGAAACCTCTATCAACTCAACCTCTTTATAGATCCTCGTGGGTTTCTTTCTCTTTCCGGCCTTTTCCTCAGCATCAGAATAATTCTTTTCATCCTCACTCCCATCAGTAGACACATGAGGAATAAACCCCACTGAGAACGCTGCACGTTTCTTCTCAGCAAGTTTAAACCCCCAATCAGCTTCTGGGTTACCTTCTCCCACATAATACTTGAACTTCGCAACCAGCTTCCCATCTTCCACTCTCACTTTCTGAGCCTCACCAATTTGTGAACGAAGATCATGATACCGATGCGAACTCAAGAGAACTGGGTGTTCTTTATACTTCTTCAGATTCTTCTCCCAAGCAGAGACAAGAATCACTTCTTGGTAACGATCGATAGTCTCGTCACTAATAACAGCTTCCACTGTGTTCTCACGAGTGTCTACCGCTCGAATTTCCCCTCGAAATATTTTCCTAATCAAATCTGCCATTTAGCAACCACCTCCTTTCCATTTCTTACTTCCACCACTGGGTCTTTTACCGCATTTATATCTTACCATCTCTCCTCCCACAAAAGAAAAACCGATGAGGACGAAGACTGCGCGTCCAACACCGGTTTGACTTATTCAATACCTAAGTGTTACTAGTTAGATTTATCTATAGTACTTAAATCATCCAATAAATAACTCCTCTCATATTTTAATGAAATAACCTTTCCGTTTTGGACGGTAACCGTAAATTTTCCGTAACTTCCAGGAACAAGAATCTCTTTCGACAAAAAATCCGATACCGCTTTCGCGTGTTTTACCCTTGTAGTATCTATTTCCTTGTCCATATTTCCTATTGCTTCCCCTTCTTGGTTTTCAATTCCGCTACAGCAATTAAGAATCGATAAAAATCTGGAAGATCTGATATCTTCTCAGCCTCATCCACCGCCTTATAGAACTTCTTCCTCTCAGGATATGGCATAACCGAAAATGGAACCTTGTCCATAAGTTGTGCTACTCTCTGACTTAATATAACATTCATTACTCCACCGTTAACTTTGGCATAAGTTTATATACACGTTCCAGCTCTTCTTTTGTTAAACCGTCTATCTTAATCGGTTCTTTCAACATAAACATATGAGGTACAAACTTACCAATTACTAAAGCGAATGTTTCGTAATCTTTGTAATTAGATACCGGCATCTCTGTAACAATCTCAACCTTATCTTCCTCAAACTTGAAAAACTTGTAGGTACCATCTTCCTGTACCCAACCCATGAATCTGTTATCGTCTTTATCTAATACCAAAATATCCATATACTTTATTATAAATGGTTACCAAACAATTACCGCGACCATCCTCCCTCACTTACCTCAATCAGAGGTATTCCGAATTTCTCAGCCAGTAGCATAATCCTTTTAAGATCTGTGTTCCCTCTTTTATATCGAATTTCTTTTACATCTCTGGAAATATCGATACCACCGTACACTTGAGCTTCTGTATAATCTTGATAAGATGGTTTTTGTCCCTTCATTATAGTAGAAAACGATAACTTCCCACTAGCATAGTCAGATAACGAGTCTCTAAACGATTTGTTCCTGCTATTTGCATAACCATGGACTTTTTCTATAAACAAATCCAGTAAATTTGCTCTGTACCTACCCGTATTCGGATCATTAAGGAAAGGAAAGGATGAGTTACGCACAGAAAAACTTGCTCTCTGAGTCACTCCAGGTTTTAAAACAAAAACAACATCTCCATACTGGGTTACAGCGCTTGGACTGGTAAATGCCCCCATATATCCATATACTGGGCGCTCTTGAGCTACATCTTCAGGAAAATACCCACTGCCTTGAATTTTGATATAGTTAGGATTCTTCTGAAGCTCCCCGTACGATATCCTCTTCTCCCAAGTATCTCTGGGGCTACCCTTATATGGAGACAAGTATGCCTCTGAAGTGGCATCTTTCCCCAACTCAAATTGGTTCTTAAATCTGGAGTCCTTCATTA